CCCATGTTACCACTCCTCGGGTTTTAAATAAGGGAAGCTCCAATTGAATCGATCGATCCCTTCCCCAACCCTCGTCTTGCCAAGATCGAACGACCATCGTTCGAGAGCTCTTTCCAGCTGAAGCTGTTCATTAACATCCATTCCCCACGCCAGGTGGAAAGAATTCCTGGCGGCGGGAGTGATTGGTCTTTTCCCAATCGACCAATCACGAGGGGAGAGTTGGCTAAGCCTATAGTTGTCGGCTATGGCGCCTTTGTGTAACTTTTCCTTCTTGTTTCTAATTTGCAAATCGCATTGTTGTATGACTCGCAACAAAAAGGGCTGTAACACTGGGCAGCCACGAAGCATTGACAATTCGCCAAGAGCAACCGTTTTCATGTACCGGGCTCTGGCAGTGGTAACTTTAGAAGTGATCCCAATCTTGGACATGATTTTAATTGGGCTACGGACCATGGTCCAAGACCCATCTACAAAGACGGGCTTGGATTGGCAAAAGTTCACTTCTTCCAATCTCGTTGGTCTGTTTTCAATGGCCATGACAATGCCAAACTGTCTAAAGAAGTCGACGACTACTTGATCTGACACCGGTGGACCAGAGTGCGCAAACACACTGTCGTCACCGTCGTCGAGGAAGTCAAAATCGACTTCCAAGTAGTTGCCGAAAGCCGCCAACAACACGCTCATAATGATACAATTACCACCAGCGGTGTTGGCGTCCCCTGACATCCTTTCCCCATCCACCTCATACTTCTGCTCAAAGGTTCCAGTTTGAGTTTTAACTTTAAAAGAACCTTTGTTTTTAAGTTGAGCCTTGAGTAACCTGCGAAGGTCACCGTAGCTTGTGGATTGCCAGAACCGATGTTCAACTTCTCCAAGCAATTCAGGGCCGAGATGGGCGTCCCACCTGGAAGCATCAAGCTCCAAATAGTTCCACCCGGGTTTGCAAACTTGCTGCAACCTCCTGGCTTTCTCTAGGGGTGTCATCCCCTTGGCGAACAGTCGTCCCGGAACGAATCCTGGAACGTCAGAAATTTCGTACAACCGATGCTCTGCCAGCTTAATCTTGCTGGCAAGTTGCAAAGTGTACTCGTAACTTCTGAATTGGATCGCACGGCAATCTGGATTCTCCTTTGCCATAGAAATGGCTTCCATCTTGACGAACATGTTCACATGGCATTGCTTATCTGTAACAAAACCCCCCTGACGTTTGAGTTGCTCTTCAGCGCGCTGGTAACGAGCGCGTTTCTTCGCATTCATGCCCTTATAAACGTCATAATAAGGTATGGTGCGGTGCTTGCCGACCGCATTGGCAAGACTTATCACAAGTGGTGTGAGGTAGTGCCGTATAGCAGCTGGAGATGCTCGCGGAACGCATTTTCCAACCCTTCCAAAGAGAGCGTTCATGTGATTGCACGCACATGGTTTGTGGATAAACCACTTAATTCCACATGCCCACCAATGGTGGAAGAGGGGCATATGATAACACTTTCCTTTGAAGCTATCCTCACGACAAGCGTAGTGGCCCTTTGATCCCAGCAGGCGGAACCTGCGAGAACTCAAACACTGAGGAATGTTCAACTCTCCGTGAGCAACATGCTGCACCGAAGGAAAAGTACATTCCTCAAGATGTTTAAGCTTCGTAGGTCCGCCTGTGCAAT